GGAAATCGCCCATAATACCGGACCTCTACACTTCTCTGGAGCTGGAGCTTCGCCATCAGTAAAATATACTAGACAGCTATAATCTTTATGATGCTCATTGTAATAATCACATACTGGTTCAAAGCTCGTGCCCCCTCTACCATGTATGTGCATATCTTCGTTGATATTGAATTTACCTATGTGACTAATAGCTGTGTCACATTGTATCACCATAATATCTGTACCTGTTTTGTGTATGTGATAAAGCTCATTCATAAACTCCTTAAGCTCTGTTGTAGATACTGATCCAGAGGTATCTATACCTACTAGAATCCTTCTCTTAGGCTTAACCTTGAGACCTGGGGAGTCATCAAATCTATGATTCTCTTTTCTCCTAGTTCTTTTTACATATACTTGGGTAGAACCTCCTACAAATCTGCGTAAGAATCCTCTCCAATCAAATTTAGCTTCCTCTACTTCATTAAGTTTCTTAAGAATCTCAGCAAACTCTCCAGGTACAGTACCTCTAGATTTCTCTACTTGTTCTGCTACTTCTTTAAGAATGTGCCCTGTTTGTTGTTCAATCAACTTCTTAGTTGCTTCAGATAGCTTATCAAAGTCTTCCCAAGTACCATGATCAGGTAGATTTACTTTTACTTTTACATTACCATCCTTACCTTTAGATACTTCTATAGTCATTTGACCATCCCCCATAGCATCCATCATATCATCTAAATTAGGACAAGTACCTGGATTATTAGCAGCTTGTTGAAGCTTTTCATAATAATAGTTAGTACCCTGCTTAGATAAAAGATTTAGCTCTGGGAATAGATCTAGTGTCATACCACCTTCTGGTAGCATATCTTTATCAATATATTGATTGATTTCTATGTCCATAGCCCAGTTAGCAATCATCTTATTTGTAAGGTGGTTATAACTAGTCAAATGAGAGAAACCAATATGCAATCATTTGTGTTAACTTACATTCTCATGTAAGATCAGACTATACCTTTACCCTTTGTCAAGGGTAGTTTATTGTAGTCGTTGAACCTCTTTCTTGGATTGTAACTCATAAGATAAGTATCAAATTTTTATTCACATTACCAAGAAATTTGGCTGCGGATTGTCCAATTCTAAACCTTTTTACTGTACTGCTTTGATTACAAGCACCATATAAATATTACTATTTGTACTTAGTAGTTTAGACTCTAAGGAGTTTCCCGCAATTTAAAACTTTTTACATGCACATTACTGTACAAGGAGCCCCTTGAGCTCGTGCTTCAATAATCCTTGCTGATGTTTCTCACCAAGCTTTGTCCAGAAGTCTTCACTAATAGTCAACTGATAGTTGATTCCATTAAGACTCACTCCTGCGGTAGGGACTCTATTATCCCATACCTTGTTAAGCATGATAAGAAACATACCATAGAAAGGCTCTTTGAACATTAAGTTCTTAGATGCTTTCGCTAGTGATTCCTGTTTTGTCATTATTTTTTAATTTAATTGTTATCTCAGTTTCTTCGATAAAATCAAATCCCAAATCTTTAATTGAGTTTGTAATATGTTTAGAAAACTGATTTAGAAAGAACTGGATATTCTCTTCTGATTGCTTTTCTTTTACAATAATCTTAAGAATCTCTTTGTAAGTTAAAGGTTTATCTTTAGACATACTTTCAAGTTTCTTAAAAGTTTTAGGTGCCTGTTCCTTCCAATATTCAGGAGTTACATTACATAATTTCTTAAGTAATAATATCTTTGTAAGACTCTTTGTAAAATCTACATTCTCTAAAGTAACAAGACCTAATACTACATTTTGATTATCAGATGAGTTCAGCATGTTATATAAAGACTCAAATTGCTCATCATTAATTACTTCTTTTTTCATTAATCTTCTATTTTAATTGTTCTAATCATCCACTCTGGCGGGTGTGTATCATTCAAATGATCTATCCATTCTTTAGCTGTAGGTATATAGTTAAAGCAATCTTCCCTGACATGTTGTTCACCAATATATCTAGTATAGACTCTTTTGTTTTGTGAATTGATAATGTATTTTCCAAATATTTTTTCACATTCAAATATACCTTCACTATGGTGTCTAAACATTCTGTGTTTAGAGTGACCAACCCAAGCTTTAGTTTCATCAAACCACTCCTCAATTTCCAAGTAGTCCTCAGGAACTCCTCCCCATTTTTTTGCAGCACTTCTGCTGTGATCATATGGATGCATAAATCATAATTTTAAATTATTAATAATAGATTGTATGTGTTGAATAAACTCATCATGTGAGTACTTATTTTTCATCATATTACATTTTCCACAACAAGTGACACAATTATCACTTTCATAACCAAGAAAGTTATCTTTTCTATCAATACCATTATAATAAATAGACTTATTACCCTTTTGGATTTTATTTGCTGGTAAAACTCCACAGTAATAACAAGAAGAAAATAAATAACTTTCAAAAACATCATTAGTAAGTTCAAAACTATAACCTCTTAATGTAGCATTCTTTTTATAAGATTGAAACAATGAGTTAATTAAAGCTTTTTTGTTTGAGTCAGTGAAAATTTCTCTTTTTTTCTTAAAACTACATTTTGTACAACAGTCTTTTTTTCTGTCAACTCTTGTACTAAATACTTCTCCACAAGTGCATTGTACTTTAAAATATCTATGATTGCTAGTTGTTTTTTCGGCATCTTCTTCAAGATATCTTAAGTTATTACCTATAGCATCACCTTTTTTATAACTTACTTTGTGTAATGGAGCAATAGATATTTTACAAGACTTATTTCCACAAGAAGTAATATACCCTGCTTTAATAGAAGCTAATTGTTTTACATGTTCAGTATTACAAGAAGTGCACAAGACTTTTATATATCTCATACCTTTTCCTTTGTATCCCGCTTCATCTAAGTATTTAAGTTTTGTTACAATGTCAAACTTATTACTGATTAACTCTCCTGGTTTTAGTGTGTATTTCATGACTCATCCTTTTTGATTTAAACAAATATACAAAATATATTTATTAGTTGGGATGTGACATTACAAACCTGCTTTCTTAATAAAGTAACTTGCTACTTCAGGAATATGTTTCTTGTAGTAGGGTTGTTCTGATTTACACCAATTTTTTACTTCTTCTTTTGTAGAAAATCTTTGATAAGGAAATGTAAGTTCAAGTTCATTTATAAAATCTTGTACTGTCCATCCTTCCCATATATATCTATTATTACCCATTATTCTTTAGATTCAAATTGACCTTCATGGTCAAAGGTTTCATACTCAGTAATTCTTATATTATTCTCAATAGTATACTCTGCAGTAGGTACTTTTATTAGAATTTGTCCCCAACCACCATCATTATTATACCAGTCTTCTATGTGATTAAGCTGTGAATATGCAAGATCTTCAATAAAACTTTTAACTGAATCATCACAATAAAATGTCATATCATCACCCTTATTATCTCGAAAACTTATTTCATCTATACCACCACTATCTCCACCACCGCTATAATTTACAACAATCTGTTTAATACCGTTATCTTGTAGATATATCATAGCACCTATAAGATTAATTTTTTCTTTTTCCATACTTATTTTTGTTTATAGAATCTACCTAGAATATTTGCATTTAGATAGAGATCATTCTCTAACACACCATAGATAAATTGATACTTGACTTCTTGATAAGTAAGTTCTCCTTTAGTATAACAGATCCTGAGAATTTTTCTTGAAATCTTTATTCCACTTTTGTGAGCCTCTTTAAGAGTAACATTACTACTATAGTAATCTTCATAGTTAAGTTTATTTACTATTTCGTATTTCTTTTTACGCTTATCTGTAGAAAGGTTTTTGTTACTAAGCTTTTTCTTTCTACTAGAAAAGAAGCTTTTCTTCCCAATGTAAGAATAGGATTTACCTTTAATGATAGCTGTCATTTCATATACAAAGCCTACTGCTCCAGCAGGAATCATATCACGGGTAAACACCACTTGATTGTATATCCACATTTTATTTTGAATTTAATTTGTGATAGTTAATTCTCCGGATACTTTTATATAAGTCCAATCTGTATTACTAAATGTGTAGGTTTGATCATTTGATTTTTTAGGTAATTCCCAATTTAAACATCTATCAGTAAGACTAACTGCACAATATTTTTTATTTCCACACTGAACAATTAGTATATAACAAACCATTATATCATAACTAGCTTGAATAACATCTCCACATTTGAATGTAGGAGTTTTAACAAGATTAGTTGTATTGTCTATAACTTCCATGTTTATTTAGGATTTAGTGTATTAGATAATAAAGGCATGATAAGTTCTCTTACTTTAGTAATACCGTGCTTTTCTACAGAGTCAGATAAATCTTTCTCCATCTCTAGAACTACAGAAGGTATTTGATATCTCTCTTTATACTTGTTCATAGATCTTATACCGGCTTCATCATTATCAAAGAGAGTGCAGATATTCTTATACTTTCTTTTACATGCTTGAATTACGTGTTCTGGTATAAGGGTATTCTCACTATCTGGAGCAATAGCTTCAGCATTTCTAAAATTCAGTTTAACAAAAGTCATAAGATCCTTAAGAGAACTACAGATTACTAGATAATCTTTATCCATGGTTAGTTGATCCATACCTTGGATGTAATCTCTTACCTTAATAAACTTAGTGTCTTTTGTTTTAGGTTGATATATCTTATAAAGAGTACCATCTTTTCTAAAATATCCATAGATGTTCTGACCTGAAATAGAGAGTTCTTTTATTTCTCCATCTTCTTCTTTTGACATTGTATATCTTTCTAATGGATATACATTGTATTCTTCCAGTATATTAGAACCTAAATAATATTTAGACCAATACTTTTGATCTAGATTATTCCAACCTCTTGTTTTAAAGTCTGTTACTTTATACTTAGAGTGTTTTTTAAATTCTTTGATTATAACTTCTCCATGATTGAGAACATATTGATTATAGTCTTCTATAATTTTATGAGCTGTCTCTCCTCTTGTACTAAGATTGAATAGTTTTTGTACAAGATTAATAGAGTCTCCGCTGTTATCAGTTGAGAAATCTTTATATCTGTAATCATTCTTTGCATGAGAATAATATATATACATACTTGGATTCTTCTCATTAGGATTGAATACAGATTTAATTTTTACATCTTGTCCACATAGCTTATCATCAAGATTTAAATAGTACTCAAATACCCATGTTTTAGGTATCTCTTGTAAATCTGATATTAAGGATTTAGTTCTTATCATAGTAATAAGAATAAAAAGGGGAGATGTTACTCTCCCCTATTATTAACAGAATTAATTATTAAAGTTCAAAGTCTGCAGATCCTGCAACATTTGAGCTATCAAACCCAGCTACAGTTTCTACTTTCTTTCTTTTAATATGCTCAGCCTCATTGAACTTCATGATCTTGCTAGTTGCTTTATCACAAACTTCAAATGGTACAACTCCTTTAGCATATTTAGGTAAGAATAAATCATAAGCTGTATAGCCTTCTTTATTTTGATATTCCTTACCTGCAATGCAGAAGTTAAACCAAACATCTTTAAAAGGCTTAGCATCATTAAAGCCTTTTATAAAAGCTTCAATAGTATCATACTTACCATCTGCCTCTTCTAACCATGTGGTGCCAACTTCTTTACAGAGATTAGAAATAAACTTTAAGATCTCTGTATCTCTGCTGATCTTAATACCAGATTTAGTTTCTCCATCAGCATAAGCCCACTCACTTGTTTTAACTCTACCTACTTGACCTTTGTATCTACCAAGTTCTGGTCTATCTTTATTAATAAAGAACCCTTCAAATTCTGCTCCTCTATCTGTACCTTCTAAATGAAGTGTAAGATGATAAGCACCTTCTTTATAAGTAAATGGTTCAAGTGTAACATCATTAATCTTTGCAACCAAATTACCTGGTTGTAAGTTCTTTGGTGTTGATGATCCTCCTGTAGGAATGTTTTTTGTGCTAATACTCATTTTTGTTTTTGTTTACTTGTTTAATATTACTTTTCGTAGTCAATTATTGCTTTGCGAACATACTCTAAATCATTGGGAATTTCAAATGATTCAAACATTCCTTTAGGAGATTTGCAAGTATTCTCTCCATTGTTCTGAGTCTCAAATACATAGCGGATATTACCATCCTTATCTTTCTTGACTTTACCAAATAGAACAATAGAGAATAAACCTTCAAGAGTAAGAGCAGTGTCGACCATTTTCATTACTACCTTCTGGTTTCCCAGAGGATTAGACTATATCTTATACTATTTTATAACTCCAATAAAATAGTATCTCACCATTTCCCCTAAAGTTTTAATCTTTAGAGTACTCCCCATCACAGGGATAGTCGTTGAACCTTTATCCATTTCTGGATACTTGGCTGCTGATTGTCCAATCTTTACCTCTTTTACTATACTATAGTCATTACTGCTATAGGGAGTGTGTAAAGTTCTAAGGAGTTTCCAGTCAGTTAGATGAGTACAGGCAAAATTATTTACCAATAGTCTTTGCTTTTACTCTACGCTTACCATCCATATCTACTGATTCTTCAGCATGAGTAAGGAAATAGATCATTAGATCGTCTCTAAGATCTTTTGGTTTTTTTGCTACTGTTGCAAGTCCTGAAGCTATTTGAGTAAACTTATCATAGCCTTTCTCTGTAGCTCTGTCAAAATACTCAAATGAAGACATGTATTGAAAATCATCAATCACAATATTCTTGATTTCTGGTCTAGAGCTATTAATATAATCTAAAGCTTTGATAATACCTTGTGGAGTACCGGTATTACTCAGATTACCATTAGGATTTTCTTTACTTACAGGTGTATACTTACTCTTCCATCCTTTGAAGGGTAAAGGTTTATTAGCAACATTAATAATAAATGTTTCTTTAGAATCAAGACCTTCAATACTTGTGGATTTACCACTGCCTGACTCAGCAATTACTAAAATACTTTGTGCCATTAATTGTCTGTTATTAATTTATTTAACCATTTTTTGTTACTTACAGGTTTCTTTAACAAAATAGCTGCAAGATCTCTTATAGTAAGTTGCTCAAATTGAGCATCAATATCTGGATCTATAAGATCAAATTCCATAAATGGTTCAGATGTTTCAATATTTGTTTTAGCAGAAGGTTTTGTTACAAACTCTTTTTTCTGAACTTTAACAAGCTCAATTACAGGAATAAGATATCTAAAAGATCCTGAAGGACCAGGTTCTGTTTTTTCATATTCTTCTTCCCAATGAGGATTATATTTCCATTTATAAAGATTTCTTTCTGGATCTTCTACTTA